CTTAAGTATAGACAACCAAAATGACGCCAAAGAGTAATACTCTTTGGAATACATAAGGTTGATGTTCTCTATAAGAGAACAGTATACCGATGCATCGAAGTTCCCTTTCATAAGAAAGGGAAGACGACAGATAGCAGGTGTGACGTCCTCTCCCTCGCACGCATACACCCCGCAAGATTCACGGAATGACTGCGAACCCATGAATGATTTCGATTCATTCACACGGAAGCCAAGACGATCGAGCGTGGTAATGACCTGTTTGCTGACTCTTGAGTCAACAATTATGTCATCTCCATAAACCACAGGCGGTTCGTACACCGATCGAAACGGTGTGTCAGGACCACGACCAAATTGTGGTTGACCTAGAAAAGCGTCAACCATCTCTTCGGTTATGGGCACCTCACCTGTGGGTACCCCCTCGGATTCAGAGATATATGCGTAAATGCATATAGCTGTGAAGACGATGCACTGCGTGGGAAAGCATAAAGCTGACCCCATAGGTGCAAACTTCTTCACCTTCTGAATATCGCCGTCAGGTTTCCTAACCTTAGACGTGCGAGTAGCGAGCATGAAAAACAACCAGTCGCGTGGGAAAATCCCACGAACTAGGTCAACATGAACGCTATCAGAAGCTGAGCTCAAATCGATCGTATCACTAGAGAGATAGCGGCTACCATGAATGGCAGCCTCTCTATTGATTGTCTGATCACGCAGGTTGACAAATCTGCGTATCGGACTACGATCGAATGAACGCCTCATCCATCTGAGTACATCCTGTTGGAAGTACATATAGCCGTTAGGCTCTTTACAGATGGAACGAGCCTTTGTAGTGTCTTTTGGGACAAACATTAGCTCCGAGATGTCCGATGAGCCACCTCTCCGTGTTATCAGCACTAAGTGCTGGAAGTCGTTCTCCGGTCGCCAGAAATGGCGAGATCGGAAGAACGCATATTCTAGCCGAGCATCCGTGGCAAGCTTCCTCAGCTTGTCATAGATGTGTCGGACACCGGCCTCGGCGACTTTCCCCGGACCAAACTTTGGTAGGAGATAGTCGATATCCAGAGAGCCGATGATCTTGGAAACGATGACCTTAAGAGACTTCAGGTCACGGTCGTCAAGAACAAGATTATGTAATCCCTCTTCAACCTCTAGCCATCCGCGAAAGGCGGTGGCATTGAGCTTATCATCTATATACTTAAGCTTCTTTCCGAAACGGAGGAAGCTGAGAATGTAGGTGAGCAGCCGAGGTTGTCCAGTACGTCTCCATGCGAGATACTCCTCAAAAATCGGAGTGTCCTTCATGAATTCGTGAAAGATTCTTATAGAAGAATCAGCTCCGGTAGAGTACTCAGTCATGAGTATCATATCGGAGTAACTGGAGAATAGATTGATAATACCATCCTTCCCCGTGAGGGGTTGGGTGGTAAGACGCTTAAGAAAGCGATAGTAGACCCGCATAGGCTTTACAGCCTTGCCAAGCCTGCTATTCGATCTATCAAGTGGACTATCACAGAGAAATTTCACATAGGATAGGACGAACACCTTTAGAAAGTGATCATTCTGTCCATAATGAAATTGAGGGGGAAATGAGATAGAGTCAGTAGAAATTCTGACCCTACCTCCATCGAGGTGCATTACTGCACCTTGATGTGACATTAGCCGAACA